ATCATCACAACACGTTGATAATCAATTAGTTAACAATAAAAAATAAAAGTTATGGTACACATTTTAGATGAAAATCAAATACAAGACAATTACAATAAGTTCCGAAAGTTAATCAATCAAACATTTACTGGTGAACGGTTAGAATCACTAAACAAAATGTATGATACATTAGAGGATAGAATCATACTAACACCCGCATCATCTATGGAACATTTTCATAATGCATTCGCAGGAGGTTACATTGACCACGTTCTTCGTGTAACACGTAACGCTATCAAGTTATATGAATTATATAATGAAGTTGGTATAGGATTTGGTGAGTTCACAAGAGAAACAGTAATTTTTACAGCTCTACACCACGATTTAGGTAAAGTTGGTAATGAAACTGATAGTTGGTATATTCCAAACGATTCCCAATGGCATATTGAAAACCAAGGTAAGATTTATAAATCAAATGACGATATGAATTTTATGAACATGAATGGTAGAACATTTTATATGTTGAATCATTATGGTATTAAAGTTGAAGAAATTGAATGGTTAGGGATTCAACTGACAGATGGTATATATGATGAAGCTAACAAAGAGTATTATATGTCATATGCCCCTGGTAAAGCACTTAAAACATCGTTTCCATATCTTATGCATCAAGCTGATGTTATGGCAACTCGGTATGAATATGAAAGGTGGTTACGTTCAAAAAAAAATAAACTACCAAGTAAAAATGTTGGTGGCAGACCTACAAAGAAACAAAAATTAAAAAATGTAAAGATGCCTGAAAAACTTGATTTCAAATCTATTTTTGGAGACAATGCAACTGGTGGTTCACCAAGTTAAACTATAAAATATGGAAATTATTATCGTAATATTATCAGTGATAATTATAATGCTATCATATGGTATTTACAATCTTATGTTAAAGTATGAAACTCTTGAAGATGAGGTATCCCAATTTGATACTTTCATAGAGTTGGTATATACAAGTATGAGAACTGCATACTACAGAATGAAAAGTATAGACAGAGTTGGTTCTTTTGAATCCGATGATGAAAGTGGTTATATCTTTAAGGAAATAAAATCCACAATGGAATTACTAAATAAACAATTTAATTTAGATGCCAAGGAAGAGAAAGAATAAACGATACTTCACCCAAATTACAGAGATAGCTATAAATGCATATAACACTTGTGAAGACCAACGACTTAAAAATAAAATCTATAATAGATTTATACACTATCCATTTGATAAATTAGCTGAAAACGTAATACATACTTATAAAACATATTACTTCGATGTACCGTATGTAGATGTCAAAGCAAGTGTAGTTGCATTCTTAAATGAAAAGATACACAAGTTCAATGGTGACAATGGTAGAGCATTCTCGTACTTTACAGTAGTAGCTAGAAACTATTTATTTAATGAGAACAATGCTAACTATGCACGAATGAAATCCAGAGATGATGTATCAAAAATAGATACTTCAAGAAATATAATAAATGAAGTAGCACATAAACATATTAGAGAATCTAAATCTGATTTCATAGACCAATATGTGGAATATATAGATAAACATCTTTATATTATATTCACAAAAGACAGAGATAGGTCAATAGCAGATAGTATAAATGAATTATTCAGAAAACGAATGGATTTATACTCTTACAATAAGAAAGCATTATATATACTTATTAGAGAGAGAACTGGTGTACATACACAGTACATTACAAAAGTGGTGGGTGTAATGAAACGATTATATGCAGAACTTTATATGGAATATAACAAAGAAGGTTATCTACCGATGGATTATAAATTGAAGGATTATGGATAAAGATACAGAATTATTTAAAGGTAAGTCATTTTCAGACATTATGGCTGATATCTATACCAATTCAAAAAAGAAAGATAGACAGCTGAAATTATTAATAGCTCAATTAGAACCATTAGTTAAAGATATCAATGATGCAACAGTTGTAGTTCCATTGATTAAAGAATATATGGAAGTGGCAGTTAGGAATGATGACCAAATAGTTAAATTAGCTGCAATAATCCAAAGAATGTTGAAAGATGCAAACTCTACAGATTCCAACAGTGGGTTCGGATTATCAGAGGATGAGAAACGACAATTATTAGAAAACGCAAAAGAGATTGATGATAAAATTGATTCTCTTAAAAACGATGGAGATGATGAATGAGTGTACAAACGGGTGTTGTTAAAAGTATAGTATTAAAAGATGGTGTTCCTAACGACACATATAGAATTGAGGTATACGTAGGTGCATCATCGGGTGTACCACAACTCGCATGGCCAGTAGATTCAAACATAACAAAAGTTCCCATACTTGGTGAAACGGTTTTATTATTTTCAGGAATAGGACCTGAATGCAAAAGTGCTACTGGTAGCCCACGTTTGTATTACCAACCAGTATCATTACAATCAAACCCCAATAACAATGCACTACCGAACTCAAACGTACAGAAATCAGATTCTGGTGGAAGTGGTGGTTCTACTGGGGTAGTCGGTGATATGTTAGCAATTGCACTTGGAAACCCAACACCAAACAATACCGATGATACTGAACATGATTTAGGTGAAGGTTTTACAGAGGATTCGACTATAAGCCCATTACAACCTTTTCTTGGAGATGTTCTAATAGAAGGTAGATTTGGCCATTCTCTTAGATTTGGATATACACCACAAACAAGTCAAACGACTAAAACCCCATCTTGGTCATCAAATAATGATTCAGACCCAATAACCATACTATCAAATGGAAGAGGTGCATCTGGTGATAATAACAAATTCATCATAGAAGATATTGACGATGATAAGTCATCAATATGGTTATCATCCACTCAAAAGATACGATTATCAACTTCACAAAACAAGTTAGGAACGGGTGTAGAATCACCAGCACAATATGATGGTGCAGGAATCACATTGAATTCTGATAGGATACTTTTAAATTCTAAAAAAGACCATATTATATTAAGTGCTAAGAAATCCGTAAATGTTGCAACACCAAATTGGGCAATGGATTTGGATTCATTATTTACAGAGATTAAAAATTTAGTTGAGAATTTAGAAAAAGCACATGATGAGATTTCATCAATTGCACAAGCACTCAGTACTTCCCAAGTAACTACACAGATGGGCCCACAGCCTTTATTAAATTTTGCATCATTTACAACATCAAATATCAATACAAAGTCTAATAAAGCACAACTAACATCCATAAAACAAATTATAAGCAACATGGAACAATAGTAAAACCAAACATTTTGATATTTATATAAAAAAATAATTATATTATGAAAGCAAGACAATTATCGAAGTTAGTAGAAGCAATAGTTAGAAAGGTTATTAGAGAAGAGTTAAAACCAATTATAATGGAACTTAACGAAAACAAACGAACTAAAACTAAAAAAACTATTACTAAGAAAACCAAAAAGAAAGTTGACCCATTTGATGTATCTAATGTGTTAAACGAACATAGAGTAAAATCCAAACCCAAAATGAAGTTTGCAAAAGACTCTATGATTAATCAGTTATTAACAGAAACATATGATACCGATGAATGGCGTAGTATAAATGGTGGTAATTCATTCACATCTCAAAATGCACAAGCATTTGGATACGGTAGTCAAACTGCAACCCCAACTAATATGACTCCAACGGTTGACCCAGAGGGTAGACCTGTGAATGTTGACTTGGAAGGAACTGCAGTAGGTGCTGCATTGACAAGAGATTATTCAGCATTAATGAAAAAGATAAACTCTAAAAAAGGTGCATAACTAAATGGCTAAACGAAAGGAATATTTTCATAACCCATTAGATTTAGAAAAAGACATTGCAATTGGTGTAACATTACCCTTTGCAACAAAAAATGGGTTGTTTAATCTTAGTTATACAACTGAGGAACAAGCAATTTCTAATCTAAAAAACCTTCTTCTAACAAGGAAGGGTGAACGGCCGTTTCAACCTAACTTTGGTTCAACCATACCATCGTTATTATTCGAACCAATGGGTAGTAATTTGGAAACAAGTATTGACGAATCACTAAGAGAAGATATTGGGTTTTGGCTACCATATATAGTAATAGAAGATATAAAAGTAAATGCAGATTTTGATAGAAATAGAGTAAATATAGAATTATCATTTAAAGTAACCCAACAAGGAACAAATACACAAATAATTATTTTCGTGGATGCTGCCGGTGAAGTTGGTATTCAATAATAGGTCACAAATATGCCGAAAAAAAACGATTTAGTTCAAAAGGATGTTAGATTAATAGGAAGAGACTTTGGACAATTTAGAAAAAATCTAATAGATTTTGCTAAAACCTACTATCCTAACACATATAATGATTTTAACGAGTCATCACCTGGTATGATGTTTATGGAAATGGCATCTTATGTTGGTGATGTATTATCATTTTATACAGATACACAATTAAGAGAATCACTACTAACAAGCGCAGAAGAAAAAGCAAACCTTTTCAATCTATCAGCCGCATATGGATATCAACCAAAAAATGTATCCCCCGCCGTTGTAGATTTAGCTGTATATCAGTTAGTCCCGGCGACTGGGACGGGTGATAACGTTGGGCCGGATATGACCTATGCACTCAGATTAGCACAAGGTATGGAAGTAGGGTCATCGGAGTTTACTGCAGTAAACTTCTCAACTACACAAGCCGTTGACTTTACCGTATCATCATCATTTGACAAGATGGAAGTTTCAGTTTATCAAATTGATAACACTACAAATCTACCAACATATTATCTATTAAAGAAATCGGTAAAAGCATCAAGTGGAACTAAAAAAACTCAAACATATACATTTGGGTCACCACGTATATATGATAAAATAAAAATAACAGATACTAATATAATAGGAGTTAAATCAGTAACGGATAGTGATGGTAACGACTGGACACGAGTGCCTTATTTAGCACAAGACACTGTTTACGAACAAGTTGAAAACAACGCATATACTTCAGTAGATTTTTCATTACACAGTGCTGATACACCATACTTATTACGATTAAAACGAGTTCCAAGACGATTCGTAACAACGTTTGATGATGAAAACACAATTGTTATGCGATTCGGAGCTGGTGTTTCTGCAAACGCAGACGAAGAGATAGTTCCAAATCCAGATAATGTGGGTTCTGCTTTATATAGCGCAACTGCGGATTTAGACCAAGGTCTAGACCCATCCAACTTTTTATATACAACAACATATGGAGTGGCACCGGGTAATACCACATTAACCGTTGAATATATTGTTGGTAATGGTGTAGTTGACAATGTACCAGCAAAAACCTTAACTGAAATAAAGGGTGTAACTTCAACAGTTACTAATGAAAGTTCTTTAGATTCTAATTTACTTAGCACCGTAAGAGGTTCTGTCGCAGTAACCAACCCAGAACCAGCTCGGGGTGGGGCAAGTAAAGAAAATCAAGAACAACTTAGACAAAATGCAATGGCATACTTTGGAGCACAGAATAGAACAGTAACACGAGGGGATTATGAAATGCGATGTTACGCATTACCACCGCAATTCGGGTCTGTAGCAAAAGCATACGTAACAACGGACTTTCAATTAGAATTACCCGTAAAGGGTAGTATCTACAACAAATTGCCATCGACTGAAATACCAAACCCACTAGCATTAAACTTATATGTAGCGGGCTATGATGGTAATGGAAAATTAACACAACTAAATGCAGCAACTAAAAACAATCTTAAAAACTATATATCTTATTATCGTATACTAACTGATGCTATAAATATTAAAGATACATTTATAGTTAATATTGGTATTGATTTTGAAATAACAACTTTACCTAATTATAATTCTAATGAAGTACTATTACGATGTATAGCAGAATTAAAGGATTATTTTAATATAGATAATTGGAGAATAAACGAACCCATATATTTATCGAAATTATACGTTTTATTAGATGGTGTAAAAGGTGTACAGACAGTTGTCAGACCTAATAGTAATGGGGTTGGTGGCTTACAAGTATATAATAGATTCAATGGTAATTATTCACCTAATAAGTATAGTATTAAAAATGCAACTAAAAATGGTGTTATATATCCACCAAGAGACCCATCTATATTTGAGATAAAATATAAAACTGATGATATTCGTGGTAGAGTAGTAACACAAACCTTTTAAGGAGATATAAAAAATGATATATAGAATATACGGACAAAAAGATACTACTATTTATGAACCATCCACTCGTATCCAACAAAATACAGGAGTAGATGAGATATTAGAAGTAACCAAGTTCTATGACGAATTAACAGAAGAAGATTTTGAAGGTAATAGTCGGATATTAATTAAATTTGATATATCATCTATATCTGAATCCGTAGCAAGCGGGGATATTTCTGGTAGCATTAAATACTATCTAAATTTAACATCAACTGAACAAACGGAAGTTCAAGCAGAATATGAATTACAAGTTTATCAAGTATCACAAAGTTGGTCAGAAGGAATCGGCCAGTTTTATGATAATCCATTAACAACAAACGGTGCATCTTGGCAATACAGAACCAATGATGATAAATGGTCAACTGGTTCATTCGCATTAGGTAGTAGTGGTTCATATGTATCTCAAGTTGGAGGTGGAACTTGGTTTACCGCATCAGCAAATAATACAACATATTCACAAACATTCAATAAAAGTACAAATGATTTAGGTGTAGAGGTAACTGAATATGTTAGTGATTGGATTACTGGTTCAAGAACAAATGATGGATTTATAGTAAAACGAACTGATTCACAAGAATCGGGTTCTGTAAGACATGGGTCATCTAAATTCTTTTCAAGTGAAACACATACTATATATGTACCAACATTGGAAGTTAGATGGATTGATTCACAATTTGTTACTGGTTCATTAGGGGAGTTAACTGCAGATGATATACTGATATATCCAAAAACACTAATGGCCGAATATACAGAACTATCAAGAGGAAAAATAAGAATTGTTGGAAGAGAACGATACCCAACAAGGTCATTCTCAACAACATCAGCATACACCGCGGTAAAATATTTACCCGAAACAACATACTACCAAGTTAGAGATGCAGAAACAAACTTGGTTATAATACCATACAACACAACATATACAAAAGTTAGTTGTGATTCAACTGGTAATTATTTTGATTTTAGATTCAATACTTTACAACCAGAAAGGTTTTACCAATTTGAATTTAGAGTTGATAGGGATACCAGAAAACAATATTTTAATGGACACATATTTAAAGTAGTTAGATAATGCCAGGTAATATCAATAAAATAACAAATGACGATAGAAATTCGTACAGCCAAATCATATCAAATGGACGGGAGTTTGGTCAGCAACTGACATACTTCCCACTTAAACTTGAATTACAAAAATTCAACAGGGTAATATATAATAAAATGATAGATGGTACAACTGATACATTTGTTTTTGCAGAAGGGGTAACACCAGATACAACACCCAGAGTTATTAGTGAGGCTGATTTTGTAGATACTCAATTATTTGCAGACGCGTCAATTTCCAGTCTCTTTAACATGACTATATACGGTGAAGGTGCAGAAAAAATAACAATTCTCCCAGAAGGTGGTGAAAGTATGAGAATGCATATGAAAATTGATGTGTTCAACCGAGACCATTGTTTACGATACGATAAATTGCTAACTGAGACAGAGATAGTATACGTGGGTAGGTTAGCAATAGGTACACAATTAAAATTAAAACCGGCCGATATTCACAGTGCACCAATTGCAGATGCCCCCAACTTTGAGCCAAGTGGTATCTCTGGTAATAAAAGTTATCATTGTATAAAATTATTCGATGAAGTTAAAGATTCACGTTTAAAATCACACTTGGATTCAGGTACACAGAAAGACCTTTTTTATAGATGGAATAAAGACTATAAAGAAGGTGGTTTTGATAATCATCCGGATTGGAAGCCGGATGATGATAAGCCGAAATTAGGAAACTACGCTGATAAGACTTTTGCAGGCGGAATTATAGAGGTCGACCGCAGTGGTATTGTTAAAGAGATTTATAAAGTTGGTGGTAAATGGAGTAACGTAGGAAAACGTGCAAAGTCTCCTGGTATAAAAGAAGGAACAGTAGGAGTGTATCAGACTGCATATGCAGTATGGAACATATCAAACCACTTTTCATCTTAAAAAAAGAATAAAAAATGATAGATAGATTTCAAGACGAGGGTATATTATTAAACTCTAAACAACCAGTAGAGAATGTACCTCTGTACGACATATCCGATTTAGCTAAGTTAGGAAGTCCATTACCACCAAGTTTCAGTCAAACTGAACGCCACTTTGTAAAAAACAGGTCAATAACAGAGATTCACGTATATTCTGGTGATAATCTAATACACTCTATTGAAAACTATAAAACAAAAACAATACTTGATGCTAATAATGAAATGCGCATAAAGTTAGACCCAGAAAATGATGTAAGGAGTGCTGGTGTAGACAGGGGGTATTATAGTATTGTTTATAACTTTTTAACACCAACGTGGAATTTTTCATCAATATCAACACCTGGTAGATTTTTACAAATAGAAAGAATATCTGCAGATGGAACAGAGATAGAATTATCGAACACTAATGATAATGTTGGTTTAACTTTCTTATATGGACTGGTAAACGCACCCGATAACTTTAATTTTGTTTTAAACTTTGGTAGTAATGATTTAGCAGTAATAACAGATATTAGTTTCGAAAGTAATCAAGCTGCAAGAGTAGGTGATGTAAACGTATCCATCCCATTCCCAACTGATATTTTTACTGGTCATATTGAGTTTACTTCAGCCGTACAACAACTATGGACATGGCCGGAGTATAAAGTTACAGACTCATTAATTGAGTCAACAACCCTTCAAGCCGCAACTGGTGACGGTGTTTACATAGATTCTGCCCGAACTACATTCATCCCATCACTTAGAGATTTTAGAGATGGTGAGCACTTCTATATAGAGGTTGCAGACTTTGATAAATCTGCAACAGAGAACAATACCCCATACCCAGAAGTACAAGGGGTTAGCGGTTATGATGATTTAAGAGCATACCTACCTGGTTTAAGAGCAACTGGTAGAGTTACAAAGTTTATACCAACTATCGTTGATGGGCTGGGTGGTAATAAAACTGTAGAGTTACGACAAGAAACAGATATAAATGGTGCTGTAATATGGTACACTCCCGATGATTTGGAAAATTATTTTGATATAACTGCAGGTCAAGTATATACTGGTGATTTTGACACAAATGGTGAGTTGAAGGTTAAGTTTTTTGATGATACACTTTTAAAACCTAAATTAGAAAAAGTAGTTGTTAAACTATACAAACCATTAAACCCAGCACTTGAATCTAAACTATGTAGTATAGATTTATTAAACAATAATTCTTATATAGAGAGGCTATTATTATATCCATTTATTAAAACAGAAGTTTTTGGTGATTTCTCACCACCTAACTTTAAAGTTGATTTGGGTAATTATGGTAAATCACAAGGAACTGATTTAAAATCGTGGAATCAATTATTAGATGCGAACCTATCAACATCACAACAAGTAATAAACAAATATATTAGTTCATCATTTGGTGAGATGGATGTAAACATAGATTATTCAGAACTTGGTAACTTTGTTCATTACTCGTCAGCAGTAGAACGTGTTAGGAATTTCAAATACAAAATACAACTAATAGAATCATATGACGCTAGAATCACAACTTTAAATAGTGTTAGTGGTTCTCATGCCTTAACCAACATATCACAGTCAATAGATAGAAAAAATAAAGTTATTAGTGGTTTTGATGGATTTGAGAAATGGATGTACTACGAATCAACTGGTTCTTTATATACACACTATAGTTCATCAATATATCAAGTATCACCATGGCCGAAACAAGCTGTATATCCATTAGTATTACAACCAACAACAACAATAGTAGCCGAAACCTATTATAATAGTTTAATAGATACATCCACTACATATGATGCATTCAATGACTCACGCTTAACAAAATTGATACCACAGTCACTAGCAAGTGATGATATGAATTTAGAATATCTTTTGTTCATAGATATGATAGGTCATCATTTTGACATCACCTGGAGTTATATTAAAAAACTAACAAGTTTATCAACACGAGAAGAACACCCACACGATGGTATACCAAATGAATTATTATATAATGTAGCTAAATCAGCTGGTTGGCAGTTATTAAATGGTAAACAAGCAACTGAATTATGGAAATATGCCGTAGGAAAAGACCAAAGTGGTAATCCAATTCAAAGTGGTTCATTAGCATCTAAATCTGACGAACAAATAAATTATGAGGTTTGGAGAAGGATAGTAAACAATTTACCATATCTACTAAAAACAAAGGGAACGGCTCGCTCAGTTAAAGCTCTTATAGCAACATATGGTATACCATCATCAATGTTAAACATAAAAGAATATGGTGGACCTGTAATAGAACCTGATGAAATGACAGCTAGACCAATATACGAACATGATAAGTTTGTGTATAGGGTAAAAATGGATGACTCCGCCAATTACATATCAGTTCCTTGGGGTAATATAAATGATTTAAATCCAACTACGTATGTGTTAGATACACCAAATCCAATAGATACGATTGAATTACAATTTAGTCATGCTCCAACNGTTGATAAACACGTACTATTAAGTAAAAGTGGTAGTGCGTCTAACACAGTAGATTTCTTGGTTTTATTAGAACCTGATACATCTACCACAGACCGGGGTAATATACATTTTTATTTAAGTGGTAGTGGTGGTTATATGTCAGCATCAATTGATGATGTGCCTTTATTTGATAACAAGATGAGTAGTTTATTCTTAAAAAGAAACCAATCAATAAATAGTTATACACTTCATTATCGTAGACAGCGAAGTGGTGAGATGGCAGTTAAAGAATCAACGACCATAGAGAGTCCAGAAGTTGGAGCTGAAACTTACAATGCTACATGGACTGGTAGTGGAACATTTACCGTTGGTAATGCAAGTTTACCAAGTAGTGGTGTACCAAGTTTATGGGGTTCATCAAATTATATAAATGGGTCTATTCAAGAGATACGGTATTATACAGACACATTAAGTGATACTGTAATGGATGACCATGTATTATCAAGAATGTCGTATCATGGAAATACACATACATCATCTTATTTTGATTTGAAGTTTAGATTTTTACCAAGTAGTGAGTTAAAAACAATAACAAGTCCCGATACGTTAGCATCTAAACATCCAAACCAAAACATAACAACCACATCGGCAGGTGCCGTATTATCCGCATCAATTGTGGGTGTAGCATCGGACAATTTGAATGGCGCAACTGATACATATTATACAAAAGTTCCAAGTGTAGGCCCCAACAATATATCAAATAATAAAGTTAGAGTGGAGAGTAGTACTCTAAGTGGGTTATTAGACCCAGACCACAAAAGGGAAAAATCAAGATATGACACTGCACCAGTTGATACAAACAAACTTGGTGTATATTTATCTGCTACAAATATGTATAATGAAGATGTTATAAATCATACTGGATTTTTTCAAATCGATGACTATATAGGAAATCCAGATTCAAGAAATGGTTATAACGATACAAATGTAGAATTGGAACATCTACGCCGGAGCGTTTTTAGAAAATATAGTAATAAAAACCTAATCAATACAGTTATTGATATCTTAACACGATTCGACTTTACAGTATTCCAACAAATAAAACAAGTTCTACCAGCAAGGGTAGATTATGATTATGGTATATTGATAGAACCACATATTTTAGAAAGACCTAAAGTAACATCAAACTCAAGTATTAGTCGTACAACACCACACTATGAGACTACACTAAGAATAGGGGATGGAATATCACCAACTGGTTCATATGATACATACAATGGTACAATATCAAACATCTATACCGTAACCGCATCGGCAGAGGATATTGCAAGTATGGGTAGCGCATCAGCAACACCACAATATACCCCAGCAGTATACCACTATACAATTCTTAATTACTCTGCGGGAGCTAATGTTGGTTTTGGTGTCAATTGGACTACTGGTTCTAATGGGTACTGGAATTATAGCCCAACGGGTTCCACTGTACTTAATAATGCGTACGCACCGTATGCAAAAACAGAGAACTACTTTTATTCATCATCATTGTCAGCCTCAATGAAGAAATACTATTCATCATCATTGTCACCGGCACAAACATCAACGGATGGTCAATCATTAACTATGCAAAATTTAAAATTTAATGGATGTAAAGTATCATCGGATTCGTTAACAACGAATTCACCAGATACACCCGATGGTGGTCCTGTAGTTGTAATAACCCTTGCAGACCCGAATGTTTTAGTTGTTACCGCACCAATCGCACAAGGTAGTTTAACGGTTTCACCTGGTACTGGGGCGGTTTCTGGGCCTCAACTTATACCATTACAAAACACAATAGTATATGGTAATATGTTAATTAACCTAAAACCAGAATATGACAGTTTGGTTAGCAACTTTAATAACGACATCAACTCAATGGCTAAGTTTGAGGAAGATAGAATCGACGCATTTAATTCGATTTTCCAGAACCAAATGAATAATCACGCGGCAGAAGAACTCAGACAAAACAATTTTAATGACAAAAATAATTAATTATGGCAAAGAATAAACTATCGAAAACATTAAGAAATTTACTAAAATCAACTAAAACTGGAATAACACCCAAGGATAAAGCAACCTCTAATGAATTATCTAAAATGACAGATGGGTCATCTCAATCAAATATTCCCACACTACCCATTATAACTAAAGATACACTTTCACCGGGTGATGCTAAGACATTAATGAGTGAAGAAACACAGAGAACTAAGATAGATACTGAACGGAAATTGGATGTTGAAGAAGCATACACTGATGAGATGAAACGCCGGGAGAATTTCAATGAAATGATTAAATTAAAGAAAGATATCTTTCATTTAAAACTGAAAAAAGAATACCGTGCGTTTGTCGGTGAACGACATATAAAAGATGGGGATGAGTCAAGTTTACAAGCAGATATTAATTTAAGAAGAGAGCAGATTGAAAAAAAAGAAAATGATTTAAAAGAAAGAAGTATAAGAAGATTAGAACGAGAACAGTTAAGGAAGAAAAAAGAAAATAGTTTTAGAGTAAACAAGGTAACCGTAAAACAAGATTTCTTTGAGAACGAAATCAAAGTGACATATGAAGAAAAAAAATTGTTTAATCCAGAGATAGAGAATTTAACACCTATTGAACAGAGAAGGAAACAACTTATTGATTTGGAGGAAAAACTTGGTCGGAGAATATCAACGGTGAGCGACATGATGTTAAACCAAGATGGTAAGATGGTTTTAATAAGGGAAAACATGGAAGGTCACATATAAATAATTGTTAATTTCAAAAAATTAGTTTAAAAATATTTATTATTATATTTATTGTAAGAATAATAGTATAAAAAGGATAAAAACATATGGGATATTTAGATAATAGTTCAATTACAGTTCACGCAATCCTAACCAAGAAGGGTAGGGAGTTGCTATCAAAGGGTAGTGACCAATTTAACATTACACAATTCGCATTGTCAGATGACGAGGTTGATTACAGACTCTGGAATTCAGCACATCCATCAGGTACTGACCATTATGGTGCAGCAATTGAGAATTTACCTATGTTAGAACCAACTACAGACGAAAACTTTATGATGAAGTATAAGTTATTGAGTTTACCTAAAAATACAATTCGTATACCTAAACTAATGGTAGTACCCACAACTGTAACATTGAGTGAAAGCGCAACGGTAGGACAAGCAATTCAAATATTAACAATGCATAACACATCCGACCTTCTTGTTGGTTATACAGTTACATTAGTAAATTCTGCAGCTGCAAATTTAATCGGTGATGGAGCTGGAATTGGTGTAGCTACAGACCCCGTTGGAGCAAATGAAGATAATAGAAGTATCACTATTACTTGTCAGAATTCTTTCACAATAATACCAAAAATACTACCAGATAATATTGATATATCAACTAAAATAATAGTTTTTGGTAATGAGAGTGGGGCTCGATATGAAATTCCATTAACAATAACAAATGACCCAAATACTATTGTGGGTAGTACTTTTAGTGGACAACCACAATCAGGGTTTTAATAAAATAGAATAAATTTAAAACGGAGAAAAAATAAATGGCTAACGGAATTTTGGGAGCGGGTTCATGGGAAACTACTAATAGAACATTCACATCACTAATGAATGGTGATGTGGTAGAGGGTGGTTCACAGAGAATTACACAAGGCTTGTGGTCTAACAATGTTGGAACATTAGGCGCATACTATACATCATCCGCACAATCATCTACACAGAAACAATACTATTATCAAATATATAATGAATCACCAACCTCAGCAACAGCAGAACCTCAGTTTTCTGTAGCGTATGGCCATAAAGCCGGTAGTGGTTCATTGTCATCAAATGGGGATTCACCAGCACAAGCTATATATACTCAATTTGCTCAAGTATTGTTACCCCCTAACCAAACAACATTCGAAATCAATAGTGTATCAACAAATCATATATATGTAGTTAATATCAATACAGCTCGAATGAAAGATAAGGTAGATGTTGGTAATATCGAACTGAATTTAGCTGAACTATCAAGTTCAGCTGTAAACTCTATTAACTTTGGTGCTAATGTGTCAGTGAGTGGTTCTAACAAAGTAATACGACTTATTGACGATTCTGGTGACACTTATCAAGCTTTAACTCAACCAGGAGTGGTATTTAATTTAGTATCTGGTTCAATAGCAAATGGTGTGTATTCTCCAACAACCTATTATGGAAGAATATACGCAGAACATGGTGTTCTTGTATTAAATGCGGATACATTAAACACTCAATTAAACTTTAATACTGTCACCGCATCAAATATAAATGGTGATAACGCCTATAAATTGCACACTGCGATAAGTGGTGCGCACTCCATAAATACATCATATGGATTTGCAGCAAGAAACGAGGAACACGTAAAATCAACATTCTATTTTATAAGAGCTAGGAACGCGGAGTATAATTTTTCAAATAACCCATCATTCGCAAGTGGTTCAAGTGGGGTATTTACTCAAGCAACATTCGTTGGCCAACCTAATGTTTATATAACAACGGTTGGGTTATACAATGAGAATCAAGAATTATTAGCAGTCGCGAAACTATCAACCCCAGTCCTTAAAAATTTCCAGAGAGAATCATTAATTAAAGTTAAACTCGATTTTTAGAAAGATAATGAAAAATAATGGCAGACGCATTCAAACCGATAAACGATGGTGGATTTCAAAGATATCCATACAATGCCTATAAACAATGGATTGTAACCAATTCAAATTATAGAGATGACGCACATCTAATATCCATACTAAAGGGTATATCACCATTACATAATCAAATAATACCAGTATCGAAATCCATCAATGGTACAGTAGGACATGATACTACTGAATTAGATAATTCCAATTCTAATAACAGTGACCCATTATCTATGGTACATCAAAAGACAGTATGGTCAGCTGTAAATCAAGTATTCTATTCCACTCGTGGTGTAATGGAACGTAACTTATTCGCATCAGCATCTATATTCTCAGTTCCACAAAATAGAATGGGTGATGGTATAAAACCTGGTAGTATAACAATAACTGATAAAAGTCCATTACCACTCACTGCCATCGGAGAAGAAGGAGGTGACGATGCCTTTGTGACACTAACCATAACAGATAATAAGATAGATGAATATCATGGTGAATTGATAGATAGTGGTTTAACTACAACAAACTATACATTACAAAGTGATTTAATCGGTTATTGGGGTTTCAACGAAAAAGTGGCGGATAGAACCATATCATTTGATAATAAGATATACGATAAAAGTGGTTATTTAAATCATGCAGTTGGGGCAGATTTAGTTTATGATGCTGGTATAAAAACAACAAGTACTGTACTATCATCTGGAACTAAAGTTACTCTAAATGGAAGTTCTTCATATATTAGAGTAAACCATAACCCCCAACTGGAGTTTACAAGAGGTGATGATTATGCAATTTCATTATGGACTGTACTACCCGTATCACAATCGGATACATCGGATGGTTGGAATTCTATAATATCTAAAAATGGAGCATACAAAACCTTTACACCACCATTAGTACCAAATGGTACAATGGCTATTCAACAAAATTTGTTTCCAACTACATATAATGTTATCAATACACCAACTTCAATATATCCATTTGACTTGAGAGTTTACAATCAGACTACTGCTAATTATTCAGGTAGTGTCATTGCCACAATATCAGATGGGTTAGTAAGTACACAGATAACATCATCAACCGTTATAAACGATTCCACAGCTCATCATATTGTATTTAACAAGAATGGGGATACATTGGAATTGTGGATTGATGGAACAAAGGAATCGGAAGCATCAATAGCATCCATCGGTCAAGTTTGGAATACATATGATATGTTAATGGGTTCTAAATTTTTACATAATGCTGGGGTTGTATCTAACTTTAAAAGTTTAAATGGCGCATTGGATGAAGTTAGAATATATAGGAAAGCACTAACTTCAGTTGAAATTGGAACATTAGCCACCAACGCATACAATAACGGTTCAGCATATCAAACAAATGTGATTGGTGAAGTATTTTATAAACACGGGTTGATGGTTATATCCGACCCTCGGCCAATTTATAATAATGTGTTTACGGGTAGGAGTGGTAGTTGGGATTATACCGCAGGTGGTGATACTGGGTTTACAACAAAATACAAATCTACAAAACAATTACACGAAGTATCGGTAATGTGTGAGATTGACTCAAATGATTTTAATGTTTCTCAAAATGTATCACTTAGAAAAAATAATGATATAAACAGTAGTTTATTAAAAGGTTTTGTAACGGGGTCAGACTTTAAACCATATTTCACTACTATTGGTCTATACAATTCAAAAGGTGACTTATTGGCAATAGGAAAGATGGGTTCAGCTATCCAGATTAGACAAGATTGTGATATAACAGTAAAGGTTAGATTTGATATAGACGGCCCATTCGGACCCGTAACCGTTAATGAATTACCACAAGAAACAGAAAAGGATGCATTAACTCAAGACATCGATGGTAATTTTATTTGGAATCACGTATAGAACTATAAATAAAATGTTATGAAAAAATCTAATTGGAGCCACATCCAGCGAAAGAAAGGTCACAAAAGTGGTCTTGAAACCAAAATTGACGAACAGCTAAAGTCAAAGGGTATTGATGGTGAATATGAAAAACATGAAATAAAATACACCATACCAGCCACAGACCATTCTTACAAACCTGATTTTAGATTACCAAATGGTATATTTATTGAATCAAAAGGTTGGTTTTTACCAGACGATAGAAAAAAACATCTACTAATCAAAAAACAACATCCCGAATTAGACATACGATTTGTTCTTCAATCCCCAAACGGAAAAATATATAA